GAGATCACGCTTTCCGTCAGACCAGTGCATGAGTCCAGTCTTCTTGTCGGGAACCTGCATCGTGGCTCCAGCGGGGGTGTTCCTGTTACGGATTGTGGACATAATGCTGTCTACCGCATCGTCCGGTCGTCTTCCCTCCGTGGTTTGCCGGTAGAGTTGGTCAATCCACTCCTGCGAGTGTTGCGACTTTGACTCCTTGATGAGCTTGTCCGCCAATTCGGTAACGGTCGATCCCCTGCGGTCATCTGCCTTGACCTGATTGACGAACACTCTAGCCAGCTCATACTTACTCGAATCGAGGATACCAAGTTCGCTGATCTTGTTGAGGCCGTCCTTGACGTAGGGATTTTCATTCTGCGGATTGACAGCCTGCAAAAGTTCAGACCTATCGTGATCCGACAATCCCTCAATAGAACGAATATCCTGCGGCTCATACACCTTCCCCGCAGCCAACTCCAACTCTAACTTTCCTCTTATTTGTCCGCTTTGAATCTGCTCTGCTTCGCGGTCAAATAGATACTCGGCCCGCTTTTCGCTCCTAGCTCCAGCAGCCTCTCCTCTAGCGGCGGCCGCTTCCGCACGCACCTGAGCTTCCATTTGGTTCATGTAGCGCAACTCGTTCATGTGATCGGCTTCCAAGCCGCTCGTCGTGAACCAATTCTCATCGTCGGCCATTTGCTTCCGTGCTGCTGTGAATTGGTGCTTGGAAAGTAGGTCGTCCACGGCATTAATCTTCTTGGCGGCTTCCTGCTTGATCCCTACCTCCAGTTGGGCTTGATGGGACTGGAACCCCTCGGCCAGAACCTTCGATTGAGTGTCGGTGATTTCCCCTTTTGCAAAGCGGTCGGCATTGTCTTTCATCGCCGCTCCTTCGTCGAATCTACCGTTGGCCGGATTGGTGAATTCGTTGATCTTGGCCGGTAGAGTCTTGAGAGCCATCTGTCCCTCGGCCCATTCCTTCATCCGAGTGTGGGACTCGAACGCTTCGAGGGCCTGTCCCTTGAGGGTGTCCAGCTTCTCCTGGGTGAGGTCGGGGAACTGGGCGCGATCCGCAACGATCTTGTCGTAGGTCTGCTGGTTGACAGTGGGGTCGGCGTTTGAGATGCCGTTCTTCAACTCCAGTTCCTGACCCTTGATGCGGAACTGGCGCATGTACTCGGAGGCGTCGGCGGTTCCTATGAGTCCCGTGCGAACTCCTCCCATCACCGCATCGCCGAAGGATTGCTCCGCAACCGTCCGGTCGCCGCCTGCATAGGCTTCGGCCATCTTGTCCGATTGCTGGTCCAGATTGATCTTGAACTCGTTGCCCATGAGTTGAATCTGGTGCATGTTGCCGAGATGGGCGAGAGGGGGGCGAAGGGCATCGGCGTCCTGTTGAATCTGGACGGCGGCGGGAGACTTCGACCACTCGCTTGAAATCTGGTTGAGGGTCTTGATGGACTGCGCGATTACATCGGGAACGTCGCGGGAGTTTTGAGTTTTGGCGAGCTGGTCCTGAGTCGCGGTGTAAGTGGCGTCGAGCTGGTTGCGGGCGGCGAGAGTGTCAACGTGGGCCTGGGCTGCGCGGACGCGATACTCCATGTCGGCGTCCCCAGCCAGAGATTCTCCAAAGTCGGAGATGGCCGCGCCAGGTTGTCCCGCGCGTTGCAGGTTGATGTTCGGCTGATCGACGGGGGCGAGGGTGGGAACGCCGGGGACGGGCATTAGGGCACCTTCGGCTTCGCGGTCGCAACGGAGTATTGAGAGGCGGCGGAGCTGACACCGGAGAGGAACGATCCGACACCGGAGAGGGTTCCACCGAAGGCAGCGATCTTTCCGTAGTAGCGGTCGATGGTGGATTCCTCCGCCCCCGCTTGCACGATCTGCTCGCCCTGTTGGGCCTTGCGCGCGGCGGTTGCGGCCATGATGAGAAGTGGAGAGCCGGAGGCGATGTCAACCCCAGCGCCCGCATACCCCGAAGCCTGCTTGCCGCGAATCTCAGCCGACTGTTCGGCATTGACGACCGCCTTGGCGGAGGCGTCCTCAATGGCGATGTTGGCGTTGTAGTCGGCAGCGGCCTTCTCCTGCTGGCCCTGCTCATACTTGCCGTAGCCGCCAATCGCGCTCGACAGAACGCCGAGTCCGAAGGTTGCTCCCGCCGTAGTTTGTGGCGTCATGGAGTCACCTCGAAGATGCGCGACCAGATAAAGCAATCCTCGCCTTTCGGCCCGTACCTGGCCAACCTTCCCTCATGGTTGAATCCAAGATGCCGGAACAAGACAGTGGACGCCCCGCACACGCACTCCGCCTGCACGCGCCGGAACCTGCCGCGCAACGCCATGTGCGGGATCGCGTCGCGCATGATCTGGTAGCAGGTCTTGAAGTGAGAACGCATAAACGGAGTTGGCAGTATCCACGCTATACCTCTGTTCCACTGCTGATTGACAATCCCCCCGGCAAACATGGGAACTCCGTCGCAAAGTACGCAGCGCGCGATGCTGCCTTCCGTGAAGTAGGCGCGTGGGTCGAGCCCCTCGGGGAGAGGGAGCTGGGAGAGATGCGCGTCGGTGAGTGGTACGATCTCGATCATTCGTTCGCCGTCAATCGGAATACTATACCCCTCAGCGTAAATGGCAGGGGGTCGCTCTGGGTGATAAAAAAGGTCGATTCGTTCGTCCAGTCGTCGTCGGTGTCCCGAACGACGGAATCGCCGTCGAACATAGAAGGTTGAAGCGAGAGCGTGGAAGAGTCGTATTGGATCGGGTACATGTGGTCGAGGTCTTCGCCGTAGAAGCCGCCCATCGCTTCGTAGAGGGAGAGGGATATTCGGTTGATCTTCTGCTTCAGGGAGCGGGTAGTGGCCCCGGCTTGGCTCAAAACGGGGTTGGTGGGCTGGATGGTGAGGGTGTAGGGGATGCCGACAGTGATCTGGTTGGCGTAGTAGGGGAAGGTGAGGGAGTCGGAGGTGACGGTGGTGGGGTTGGGCAGGATGAGTGCGCCATCGCCGACAGCGGTCACAGTGTTTCCGAGAAGATAGTTCAGGCCGGTGACGGTGTCGGTTACGGGCGTGGCGATGCCGCCGGATGTGTAGGCGGAGAAGGCGGTCGAGTCCATTCCGTTGAGCGAGAACTGGTCGGCGTTCAAAACGGTGATGGTGTAAGCCTGCGAAGGGAATTGGTTGATCTGGGTCATGCCCTGAACGGCGGTGATCTGCACTTGCTCTCCGGTGGTGAAGCCGTGGGGAGATAGGGTGGTTACGACCGGTGGGTTGGCTTGGGTGATCGAGGCAATCGAAGCGGCGGGGCCGAGATCGAGTTGCAGTCCGGAGTGAACGAAGAAGGCGTTCGAGAGTTGGTGGAAGAGTTCCTGCGGCATGAAGTATTCGACGAAGCGAGTGGAGACGCCGTTGACGGTGCGGCGAACGATGACGGCGAGCTGGTCTTCGTTCGCCGCGGAGGTGATGACGGAACAGGATTCGATGAATCCGCCTTGAGCGGTCATGTCCACGCGGAACCACGCATAGACCTGGTCCTGCGCGTTGAAGATCAAGCCGATCAACTGCCCGTCGTTGCGAACGGCCCAGAAGATCGGATAGGGTTCCATCTGGAATGCGGTCTGGGCGATGCCGGAGGTGGATTCGGAGTCGGCGATGGTGATGTCGCGGTTGAGGCGGGTGAGGTCGTTCGACTCCCAGGTGTTCGAGACGAAGCTGAAGACGAGGAAAGTGACGATGCGGGTGGAGCGGGAGACGAAGATGGCGTTTCCGTTGACGAGCTGGGGCTGGAGCGGAGATACGCCGAGGGACGTTTGGATGTTGGCATCGACATTGAGTTGAGTGAGTGCGCCTCCATTCGTGCCGGTCACTACCCACACGCCTCCAGAGGTGCCGATCAGGAGAGCGTTTGGAGTGCCGATCATGTTCAGCAGTTGGTTGACCTGGTTGGAAACGAGCGTGTATTGGATCGCATAATCGTCCGCGTTGGGGTCGGAGATGAAGTCGGGGTAGTCGTCCTCGACGGAGCCGTTGAGCTGGGTCGGAGTGGAGTCGGCCCCGCCTACGCAGAGGCGTTCCTGATAGAGGGTCCCGCAGGCCGGGTAAGAGCCGGGAGCGGAGAAGAATGGCACGACCTGCACTGCGAATCCGCCTCCTTGATATTGAAGGTAGGAGGAGGAGTCGATGGCCGCGCCGGTGTTGGGGTCGTTCAAGGTGACGAACCATCCGGTGCCACTCACAGTCGATGACGTTCCGGTGGAGTCGATGACGGTAATTGAGCCGGTCTGGTAAGCGATGGTGTTGACGATGAATTCGCCTTGATTGAGTTCAACAAGGCCGGCGCAGAGGTTGATGTAGACTCGATCCCCAACGGTAAAAGGGGGCGACCCGGCAGGGGAGGCGAGGACGAGGGTGCAGGGGTTGGACTGGGAGATGAGGGAGATGTTCTGTCCAAGACCGGAGTAGCCGGTTTTTACCACATCCAGGGTGCCGCGATAAGCAGGCTCGTTGGGCTGCTGGCCGGGCAGACTCAGACTGTAGCTCCACTGGTTCGCGGCTTGGCGTTCAACCACGGGGGGCGGGTAGGATGGGTGGAATATCCATAGCACGTCGGCGGACTGGGTAGAGCAGTCGAGGGCGAAGAGGTCGGCTTCGGCGTAGGGAGTGATGAGTTCGATGGGAGACTCGGAGGTGACGTTGAAAATTTCCCAGAAGGCCGAGTTGATCGAGCCGTCGAAGAGAAAGGGGAACTGGTCGCCAATCGATCCGGCGGTTGCTTCGACGATCTGGGATGAGTTGACGAAGAAGTAGGGCTGGATTTCGGGTAGGGGTTGGGGAGTGACGGTCCACGGGGAGGATGTATAGATGGGGTCGCCAGTCGCCGTCCATTGGGTGAGGTCGATGGAGTTTGAGGTGGAGGGATTGAGCGTAGCAAGGGCTTGGATCGCGGCTTGAATGGCGAGGGCCGAGTTGTTTCCGGGGGAGGTGTTGGCGAGGGCGATGTTGATGCCCTGGTTCGGGCTGCTGCCCGTCACGGTCGCGCTCAACGTGTCGGAAGAGTTGACGGTGAATGTGATCGAGACGGTCTGGGCGTTGGTGGTGCCGTAAGGGGAGGCGATGGTAAGAACGCCTCTGGTCGGGTCTGGAAGGTAGCGGCGTGGATGCCCGCCGAGAGTGAAGAAGTAGGTAGGGGCGAAGGGGCCAACCAGCGCGACATTGGACGGAACGTAGGTGGTGAGCGGGGAGAAGTTGGACGCAGCCGGGGGTTGGAGAGCGAGTCCAAGCGCCCACGAGCCGGAGGTTGCTCCTTCCCAGATTCGTATCAACCCGGCGGAGAGTTCGAGGAACGCGCCCTGAGCGGTGGAGAACTGAAAGGGTACCAGTCGGGACTTTCCGGTGGTGGGGGTCTGCATCAACTCGGAGCCGACGGTCTGCGAAATCGAGATGGTGTAAGTGTTGGGGATTGGTACGGGCGGAGTGGTGCCGGACTGGTAGCGGTAGTAGACGGTGACGGTGGGCTGGACGATGCCGACGAAGATGCGGGTGGAGTCGGGGACGGTGACGGCGACGGAGAGGGCGAGCGAGGGGAGGGCGGCGAGGAGGGCGGCGGAGGTGTTGCCCCAGAGGTCGGAGGACGCGCCGTAGGGCGTGTTGATGGGAGTAGTGGTGAAGCCGGTGCCGGGGGTTTTGGCGGTGCCGAGTTGGGAGCCGTTCCAAAGCGCGATGGCAGTGACAGTGGCTGCCGAGCCGAACTGGGAGACGAGATCGACGGTTGCGACCACGCCGAGGATTTGAGCACCGGCTGGGACGGTAACGGGGCAGAGAATGGTCATCTGGCCGAGAGTGGTGGTGGTCGGTTCGGTCAAGGTGCGAAACTGGGAGCCGACGAACTGCCAATCGCCCGATGTGACGCCCTGCGCCCCGCTTCCACTGGCCGAGGCGTTGGTGTAGATGGGAACGCCGGGATTCGTCGCCTGTCCTGTTATGGTGGTGCCCGCTGTGACACCCGGCCCCACGACGGTATCGCCGATGCGAATGGTTCCATAGGTAGTCGAGGAAACGGTGAGGTCGTTGCCGGATATGGAGGCGGTGAACATTGATCCGCCACGCGCTGTAGCTCCGGCGAAGGTTGTTCCTGGCATCTTCTTCGCGCCGCCTTCAACTAGGGGCATGGAGTTTTCGAGCGTCAGACAAGCGGAACTGTACTTCTGAACGTCGTCGCGGAATTCGACCAGAGGGCTGATCTCGCCAGTGTTGAAACTGTTGCGAACTGGATAGGTCTTCGGCACTTAGTACCGCCATCCATAGGAGTCGGCATAGCGTCCAGCGCGAACCCAGGCGTCCGAACCATCCTCGTCCCGTTCGGTGTCCATGGTTTCGTTCTGGGCCTCGGCGGAGTTCAGCGACTCCTTGTATTGGTCGCGGCACATCTCCCACTTTTGCTTGTCTTCCGTCACACCAATCGACAACTCCTGCGCCAGCCGCCACGCCAGAGCGTTGACGAACCCTGGCATCAGTTGGGAGTAGTCGGTGATGAGGCGGATGTAGGTCATCGCGGCGGGGAGGGGTTGGTTGTTGGGGCCGCACAGCCATCCGCCGTAGTTGGTGAGGGCGTATTTGCCGGACGGAAATGGAGTGGGCGGAGTCGTCCCTGTCCCCCACGGGATCGGGGGATTGACTGTCAAATCCCACCCGGAGGTCAGGGTTTCAACGCGATAGTCCCAGCCGTAAGGGAAGAATGGAGGGTCTTGTTGCGAATACCAACCCTGCCCGCCGTAGCCGTTGAAGCACCAGAGGTCGGTTTCGTTCTGCCGCCGCCGGGGGCGGGTGACGCGGAGGAAGTCGGCGGGGAGCGCCCATGCGAACTTCCAGGTATAGAGCGGGGTGACGGTGGAAAGTTGGAGGGGAACGCGGGTCTTTGCAAATTTCCAGTCCCGCTCGCTCAGAACCTCTTGGAATATCGCGTCCCAAACGCTCAGCACCTTCACGGCGTTCGGCGAGGGGTCGTTCACATCGACGATCTGCCCGCGCGCACCGATCCGCCCAAGCGCCAGGTTGCTGATCGAGGCTTGCGAGTATGCCATGTCGGCGGCTCCTAGGCCGCTTTCACGGCCTCACCCTTCGGGGGATCGAATTGGAAAACCGGCATTGCAGGCCGGGAGGGGCGGACAGGAACAATCTCCCCGGTCTTCTGATCGACCTTGGTTGAGGTCATGGGGCGGGTTGTCATCCGCGCCAGCTCGGAATCCGAGTCGATCTGATACTTCCGCCCCTTCTCGTAGTAGAAGCAGGCGGAAGAATCGTAGGCGTCGTGAAGACAGAGGGCTTCGACGATCATTACTGCTCGCCTCCTACCCGTGGGCCAAACCACGCGGCGAGAGTGCCGGAGGTCGGGTTGGTCCCGGTGACCGCGCCGTAGAAGCGGAGGAATTCGAGTACCGCCGCGCCGGAGATCGGGATGTAGTAATGCGCGCCGGCGACGCCGAGCTGGGCAAGAGAGAGTGTTCGCGCGGCGATGGGGTTGCCGGAAGAGTTGTAGGTCGCGGCGGTGGTTGCGGAGGTGCAAACCTCGAAGTTGATCGAGGTGAGGTTGTTGAACGCTCCTTCGATCAGGAGATGGAGGCCCCAGTCGGTTCCGCCCTGACCAACCACTTCCGGCGGGAAGGTGTAGGTCTTCTCGGTGAGGGAGGGGAAGGCGGGTAGGTAGGGGTAGGTCAGGCCGGAGTGCGGAGCGCCGAAGGCGATTTCGAGGTTCGAGTATTGCGAGCCGGCGGTCCCGAAAGAGTCGCCAAGGGTGTTGGGCGACATGGTGAAGACGGTGGCAGGGGAGACGGTCGAGGAGGTTGATACGGTGTAGGTGCCGATGTTGCCCGTGCCCGTTCCGTTGGCCGTGATGTAGGTGTTGGCAAGGACACCGGTGCCGGAGACGACTTGACCGACTCCGAACTGACCCGACGTAACGGTGGTCACAGTGAGGATCGTGCCGGTCTGGGAGCCTGAGCCGACCACATTGGCAGTCGAGGTGATCGGGCCGGTCGAGGTGCCGGTTCCGTGAACGTAAAGCAGTGCGTCGGTCTGCGGCATGGTGGCTCCTTAGCTCACGAGGGTTTCGGTGTTGACCAGCTTTTCCGCGAGCAGGATGGGGATGCCCTGGAAGCGGGTTACGCGGCGGCCCCAGACATTGCCGTCGGTGGGGTCTTGAGTGTAGTAGGCGTTCAGCTTCTGCGACACCGAGCGGATGTCGATCTGGGCGGAGATGGCTCGGTTGACGAAGATCACGGTGCCGGGAGCATCGCCGCGTCCGGGCAGAAAGTTGATCGCGTCGATCAGGATGTTCTCATCGAAGTTTCCAGGGGACGAGAGAACGGTCGGGTTGACGTTCGAGATCCTCTGCACGCAGCGTTCGTCGGCGATCTGGAGGCCGAACATCCACTGAAGGTGGGTGAGGTACATCTGCATGTAGCCGTTTTGCGAGAACCCGTTGCCGGAGGCGAGGGAGGTAGCGCCCTGCTTGGTGATCTCGCCCAGGTCTTCGACCATCAACCCGCCCGGCATGTTCGGGGGATAGATGCCGTAGACCTTGTCGGGGCCGAATTCCACCAGCCAGATCGAGGTCACGGGGCCGGAGGACGCGCCGTTGTTCAGAACGTTCGGCTGCCAGCTCTGGTCGCCGTTCGGATAGCTCTCCAGGTTGTTGAAGCGCGTGGCCAGGCCGTTGATCGCGCCAGCATCCTGGGCTACCGATCCATACCAGAAGATCGATTCCGCCTTCTGCCGGATGCCCTCGATGTGGTTGGCGTCCTGGTCCATGCGCCACGCGGTCGGGTCGTTCTGGATTGCGCAGAGCTGCTTGTCCACCTCGGAGTAATCTTCGAGGTTCATAATCCCGTCGTTGATGGGGGTGTTCTTGGAGGCGGTGGGAAGGGTGAAGGTGTTCCAGCGGCGGGTCGAGGCGACGGGGAGCGAGTCGGTGCGCGTCGCAATGTTCGACATGATCTGGTTGGAGGGAATCATGGGGAGGACGCGGAGCAGGGGCGTGGTGCGGTCGAGAACGCGCGCGACGTTGACCCACGGGGAACGGGCATCCATGGTGGCGTAGTTCGTGACGATGTCGCCAAATGTAGTCCACGGGAGTTGTACTACGTCAGTCGCCATGATGAATCCTTCCTAGTTACTGAATGGGTGGAAATCCGGTGGTGCGCGCCGGAGGCATTTGAGACTTCGGGTAAGGGTTGTTCACGCCCTGGACGGCGGGACGGTTGGTCGATTGAGGAGAACGGTCTTCTCCGGTGAGCGCGGCGAACTTGACGAGGGCGCGCATGAAGCCGAGACGCCCTGCGGAGGTTGCGCCGTCGAAGGCCTGGTCGAGTTCCACTCCGCCATGTTCCTTGAGCATCCGCTTGGCGAGTTCGGTGTTCTTATCGAAGTCGCTCTTCCACTCTTCGCGGAGCTTGGTTTCGGCGATGGCGACTTCAGACTTCATTTTTTCGTTGTGCGCGGCGACCATCTTGGTCATCTGCGCGTTCATCGCGGCGGAGAGGCCGTTGGCCTGCTCCTGGGTGACGCCGAGCTTGTGGAGTTCGCCCTTCCAGAACCCCGTCCACTCCGGGGCGTTGGCGTCTTCGCCATCGAGTTTGTAGTCGGTGGGTTTTTCCGGGCGTCCGAGAGCGGAGTAGTAGAGGTTTCGGTCGGCGTCGGTGGCGTTCGCGGGGAGCTTGGGGATGTAGTCCTTGGAAGCGGCTTCAAGCGCCGTGACCTTCGAGGTCTGCGCCAGGTAATCCTTGGACAACGCGCCCACGTCGGAGAACTTTGCCAGGGACTCATTGGTCTGGATATCGGCTGGGAGGGAGGAGCGCCATCCGAGGTCGGGTTGTGTAGGTTCTGACATAGCTTTCAATTATGCATGGTACACGAATTTCGATTCTGTCAATCTTTTTTCTTGAAAATCACTTTAGCCTGGGGCATGTTCGACTTTGGGTAGGGGGTGCGGCGTCCCGCCCAGCGGGTAAAATTCGCGCGCATCTTGGTCTGGTCGTCGTCGCGCCCAAGCGCTGCGGGGGACGCTCCGCCCTTCGATCCACCTTTTCCGCTAGGCATGGGCAAACTCCTCTACGGCCTGCTCCAGGGCCTCGAAGCCGAGGAAGCCGGAGCAAAAGTGTTTGAGCCTGCACCCGTAGTCGTCGTAGAGGGTGAAGCCGGAGCGGCGCGCGCGGACGGAAAAGGCCCAGTCGTCCTGATACGCGATCCCATCCTCGATCATCGGTATGAAGATTCCGGTGTGGGTGTCGTTGCCAACCCGGTAGTTGAGTTCGGGGTAGTCGGCGATCATCTTCTCGATCACCCTCCGCTTGATGGTCATGGAGTGCGCGGAGGCGAAGGGGGTTGGGTGGATGGTGGCGGAATCGAACTTCTCGCGGAAGTCCCCGGCGTTTTCGGTGTGGCAGGCCGGGGCGAGTCCGGAGATGTCGTTCTTGCGGTAGATGCCGGAGACCACATCGACATCGTGTTCGACCAGACGCACGATGGAGTCGAGCGGCCAGATGGTATCGTCTCCCGCCACAACCAGATGAGTGTCGCCTTCGCGCAGGAAATCGACGATGACGGGGCCGTAGTTCTGGAATCCGGGGACTCCGCCCTGGATCTTCTGAAGAACGACGTGGAACCCGTGCTGGTGCGCGTACATCATGGCCGCGTGGAGAGATGCCATCGATTCGTCGAAGGGCTGCGAGCGCGGGGCCATGCCTACGCGGACGCGGACGAGGTTCGGGAAGACAACCGGGCTAGACATCGGCGCTCGCGCGGGCTATGTCGATGGACTCGCAGACGAGGACGGCGCGCTTGCCGGAGCCGACGCTGATTCCGGTCTGGCCCTTCACCACGAACGTGCAGCCCGAAGATGTGTTGTTGTAGACGATAAACATGTGTCCGGGGAAGGCGACTGGGAAGACCACGGTGCCGGCGGTGGTCGAGCTGACCGTGTTCGTCACGACAAGTTCGGAGGCGAGGGTCTGACCGGCTACCAGAGTGACGGAGTTGGACGATCCCTGGGTGCCGATGTTGACGTTCGAGAGTTTCTTGATGTCGAGCGTCGCGGGGGCCTGTTCGAGGGGGACGCGCAGGCCTGTGGACTGACTGGCGGGCCACCGGATGTTGTCGTAATCAGGCGGGTTCAGGACGGGAGAGTTGACTGTTGCCATCTTCGCTTACCTCGATTCCCAAGTAGGGATACACCTTGTCGAAAGCCCCGGCCATGCGCGCGATCGCAACGGCGAAGTTGTATTTCGCGATCTGCTCGACGTTGTTCGGGTCTAATGGTAACAGGACTTGGCCTTCTGTCAATATCCAACCGAGGACGATTCTTCCTTCGGCGGAGGAGAAGGTGTTGGCGAACATCTGCTGCGTTTCAAGCGGAGGGCGCATTGTCGCCTCCCATCAGTTCCTTGAGGATGGAGCCACTCTCCGGAGCTTTCGATAGCGAGGCCGCGGCCTTGGCCATCTGCGGGATCACTTCGGCCTGCCGTTGCTGGGCGGCGAGCTGGTTGCGCTGGTCGCGGATGGCGGTGACCTGCTTGGTGTCGCGGATGCAGCGGGCCGGGAAGGAGACGGCTTCGAGGACTTCGAGGGTGGCCTGGTCGTAATCGACGACATCGACGGAGGTGGGATTGAGTTGGGCGACGGCGGTGACGAGCTGGAGGCCGGATTGAATGGAGCGGACCTTGGTCAGGCGGGTCTGGGCTTGCGAAAGGGGGCCGAGGTATTGGATGGAGACGGGGCCGTGGGCGGATTCGCGGAGAATGTCTGGGACTTCGGGGATTCTTCCCGCCGCCGCCTCGATCTGGAACACTCGCTCGATGATCGGGTTGAGGGCTTCCGACTGAAGGTTCCCAACGCGGGTGCCGAGGATCGCCGCTTTCTCCGACTGCAACTCCATGATCTGCTCGGTGACCATGCGGCTCTGGTTCCCCTGCTTCTGCAACTCCGTCATCATGTTGAACACATCGACGTGGAAGTAGGAGTTGATGGTCGCCTTGACGCGGTCCTGGAATTCGACGTTGAATGGAAGCTGCTGGACGCCGGTGGTGAGTTGCTGCGGGGCGCGCAGGCGGATGTCGCCGCGGTTGGCTTCGAGATAGGTGATCCCGCGCGGGCCGCGCTGGATGGCCCCCCTCATGTCCGAGTAGGCGATCAGGGGAGGTTCGGCTGCCTGCTGCGCCGTTACCAGGTTCGTCCTCCCCATCTGGTTGTCGAGGGCAATCGAAACGAAGGCGTCGTGGGCGGGGCCGCGTCCGTAGATTTCGTCCGAATTCTTTCTCCAACGCCAACTGAGGATGGGCATGGAGTCGTAGCCGCCGCGCGCGGAGATTTGCTGCGTCTCCTGTCCCGACAGGTTCACTCCCGACCCGGAGACGTTCATCATCTTCCCACCCTTGCGGTATACCCACACGCTCGCCCATTTCTTCGACTTCGCATCCATGCGCCACGGGACGTAATCTTCGTTTGGGTAAACGGCGTGCAACACCTCGCGCTCGGCCTGGAAGTTCGATTTGTAGTCGTTGGCGAAGCTCGGCTCCAGCGCGCACATCTTGTCGTAACCGAATTTCTGCGACAACTGGCGGAGGGTCATTTTGTAGACGCGATAATTCGTATCGACCGCTCCGAATTGGTTCTCGGCGATGAAGCATTCGCGGAAGTGAGGGACGATGAAGTTGATGGCCGCGCGTTCGATGTCCTCTTCGATAACGAGGTGGGCGGTACCGGCGACCGCGCCGTCGCGGATGAACTCAGGAGAGATGTCGTAGAAGTTCGAGCGGTTGAGCGCCGAGTACATCACCTCCTGAGAGTCCTGAAGCCACTTTTGAACCTGGGGGTATTGATCGACTCGCTGCCCGTTCCACGCTCTCGATCCGGAGTGCCGGGGGAAGTTGATCTTTCCGGGGATTTCGAGCGCAAACCATGCGAGGTTGCGCGGGATGATGTTGCCGACCATTCCATCTACGAGAGTTCCGGCGGCAAGCATGGCGGTGTCGGCGAAGATTTCCTGCCCAGTTTGCTGACCGGGCCATAGGTCTTTTTCCCAGATTCCCCGCCGTCCGTGATTTACGTAGCGGATGATGTTGTCGATCATCGGCTCCCAGTAGATGCGCTGCTGGGCGAGGATCAACAGATACTTCACGCAGTCCTTGGCACGTTCGTCGTCGGTTCGGTCGCCGAGCTTCGACGGGGAGTAACCTTCCGCCGCCGGGTAGCGGGATGCGGAGCCGAGGATGGGGAAGGTTGGCATCAGCCGAGGGTCGATTTCGAGACGTTCGCGTTCTGGGTTGCGCCGAGTGGACTTGTCAGGATGGTCGATGCCATGCCCCGGCGCTTGGTGAGAGCGTCGGCCTGGGCGAGGGCGGCGGCTTGGGCGGCTTCCGATTGCTGCGTGGCCGTGGTTGAGGCTGAAGGCGCGGTGGGGGCGGAGGGCTGATCGGCGATAGCGACCCCGGCGGCGGCGGCACCGACCCCGGCGGCGATCAGAGGAATGAATGGAATAATCGGAGCCATCACTTTACCTCTTCAATGGCAAGCTCCATCGCGTGATCGTCGTTCCGTCCGAACAGAATCTGAACCGAGTCGATAACTTTGTATGTCTTCGTTCCAATTCTGACTTTCTCGCCAGTGCGCGGGATATTGCGAATGTCGAACTGCGCGATCTTCTCGGCTCCCAGTACAAAACTAGCCATCATTGTGAGTTCTCCTTACCTCGACATCTGCAAGCCAGTATAGAGCAAAGATTCGGGAGGGCGGGAATTTTCTGCGCCCATCGCCAACCGGCGGGCGAGGTCTGGGTCGATGTCGGGGGCGGGCTTCCTGTAAGCCGGCTGCTCAAGCGCGGCGTACCGGATGGTGTCGGGGAAGTCCTTGAACTCCTCCTCCGGCTTGTCGGTTCCTTCTTTCCACTGATAGTTGAACATCGACTGCACCGGCCCTTTGTCGCCCTTGCAGCCTTCGCGCGCGAACAGCATTCCGGGAAACTCCTTGCCCTTCACGGTCGAGTAGTGGGGGCGGAGGTATTCCTTTACCGCCTTGTGGCCGAGCGCGACATCTCCGGGGGCGGAGTGACTGAGAACGATGCGCTTGATCCCCGCGTCGATCAGCTTCTCTTCCCACGAACTCTCGCCTTCGAGGGTCTTCGTCGTCCGCGCTCCGAACTTGGCGTCGAGAATGACCATCTCCGGTTCCCGGTAGTTGTGCTCGGCTCGTTTGACCTTGACCGAGTGGGCGATGTCGTTGATCGACCCGTTGGCGAGCAGGTAGGCGTACCAGTAGATGCGGTTGGCCTGCTTTCCGTTGACGAGGATGTCTTCGGGAGAAACCGCTCCGAAGATCCAGCGCGTCGGTCTTGAGTCCGCCGGATCGACGGACTCAATCCGCATCCAGTCGTTTGGAATCTTGAAATCGTCGTACAGATGCTTCTCTCGATCCAGTTCCTTGTACACCAACCCAGAGAGGTGTTTCCACTTTCCCTCTTCTCTAGCCTCGCGCTCGTCGGGGTCGGTGATCTTCTTCAGATAATTCTCGATGCCCGCTCTCGGCAAAAATCCCATCGCTTGCGCACACTTCGGGCAGCGTTCGATCGGTCGCACAGTCCCCGGCGGGATGTCCGAGTTCTCCGGCACCGTAAGGTCGCAATACCGGCACCAGTCGGCACAGTTGTGCCATGTCGAACCCCGGAATACCGCAATCTCCTGGTC